GAGTATGGGCAAGGTCGAAATCACGGAGCGGCTTGCGGCAATCTCTGCACTGGAAGCGCTCACCGCCCTTCGCGGCAGCGCCGTTTCGGTAGAGCATCCCGCCGCAGCGCGCGCAGGTCTTCATGCGGCAAGCCGCTCCGTGATTTCGACCTTGCCCATACTCCAAACCTCCCCCAGCGCCTCGGACGCGAGGTTGATCTGAACGGGAAGCAGGCGCTCGCCGGACAGGTATTTCTTGCGCAGAGCATGAGCCCACCACGGGCCGGCGGCATGCGGGTCTTTCTTTCCGGCCGTCACGCCGATTTCGTTTGCTCGGCGCGCGGCAGATTCACGGTCAAGCGGTGCAGGAGCGGCCAGAGCTGGTACGGAATTCCCGACTCTCTTCGCGGCTGATCGGCAACACTCGATGAACTTCGGCAGTGACGGCGGGAACTCGTCGGCCTTTGCGGCATCGAACCCGAGTGCAATGGCTTCCGGGCGGAATCCGCGAAGTTCACCGGCCCATTCCGCCTTTACCCGCGCCAGCGGAAGACCCTGCCAACGCGACATCCAAAGCGCGCCGTAGCGATTCTCGAAGCGTTCCCAAAGGCGATCAACCGCCTTTTCAAGCCACTCGTTTTGCTTCGCCGTCGATTGTTCCGCCTGCATTTCCGTTGCCATTTCCGTCCCCGATGTAGCCCTGCTGTCGTAGATAGTCCGCGTGCTTTCCCAATGTCGATTTTGGAGATCCGCGAGCAGATGGGGTAATCGGTTCAGGGTCGGCAAGAAGGGCCGGGGCGATGTATTTCAACCCGATGCGGCCGTTCGGCTTCGCAGCCATCTTCGCCAGAGCGACCTCGATGATTTCTTCGTCGGTGCGCTTGGCGAGAATCGTTTCCCAAGCGTCGTCAGGCAGGTAGTGCGGGGCTGCATCGGCCATCCCGGCTTTTCGAAGCAGTCCGCAGACGATTCCCTTTCGAGAGGGTGGCGGCGGCGGATTCTGCGCCGCAGTGGTTCCGTTAACCTCCCCTCTCTCTTCGGAGTGGGGTTTAAGGTTTACCTCTTCTCTTCTCTTCTCTTCTCTAGGTAACGCATCATCCGTTACCTCGCTAACGCTTGATGCGTTACTTCCTTCGTTACCTTTTGACTTATGATTCGCCACTCTTTTTGCCGTCAAACCGCGCTGTTTAGCGGTTTCTCCGTTGTGCCGTCCGAAGTTTGGTAGCGAGATCGTTCCATCGCCTGCGATGTCGAGCCACCCTACACGAGCCATTGCATCGGCGAATCCGGTAACGCCAGATAGTCGATCTACCGTTACCTTGGTAACGAACGATGCGTTACCAGATGTCGTGTGCTGGTCGAACCAGCGCCAGACCATGAACAGGCATCCGAATGCATGGGGAGGAGATATTCCGAGCATGTCGGCAATACCGATGACCTCCGGCTTGTCCGGGGTATTCGCTTCAATCTTGAGCCAGTCACCGGCCATCGCAGAACACCCCACGTTGGCCCGTCGGTAGGGCTATTGGCCGGACTGTGACCCCTGACACGCGATCCTTGCGCTTTGGTAGCTCGACAAGTTCCTTGGTGTCGTGCAGCAGTTCATTGACCCGAGCCGACACTGTCGACTTCTCCAGATCGAGCGCCTTCGCCAGCTCCCCAATGCTCCAGTCGCCACCGCGTGCAGCGATGAACGACAAGATGTAATACCCTTGCCCTGATTTCAAAGGGATTAAGACATTCATGTCAGGCGGCTTTCTTGGTCTTGGTTTTTTTCAGAGAATCTCGCAGTTTCATCAACTCAATGTAGAGGTCAGACCTGCAAGTCTTTGTTTCTCCGTTGCGAATTCGCCAGATTGTTGGCTGCGAGCATACGATTCCAACCCTCTCGGCTATCTCCGAATCAGACAGTCCGTGCTTTGAAATTTCTATCGTGATTTGTTTTGCCGTATCCATAACCTAGATCATATACGCGAATGAATAGCACTGTCAATACAATGGCGCACGACTGTTTGCGTGCCAGGAGTCCATGCGCTTACCTCTACAGTTTTCTTCAGTCTAGCACAGCAGGATTCCAGCCCATGACTTGCGCAAGTCTACTAATTCATCACAGAATTAGTAGATAGCTGACACAGCTAACCCGCCAAAGTGGCGGGGCTTCTCCTTTTCTTGGGGTCGACATACTACTGGTATTTCAGCCTTTCGATACAACAATTAATAGTATAAACAATTATTTATACAGGTCGACAGCCGCAGTTTGTTTGCGCCAGCACCGCCTCGGCGAAACAATCCCCTTCGACTTCGACGCCGAGTAATAGTGTAACTCTCCCAACATAACCCGCTTCGGCGGGTTTTTCATTTCCAGGCTCGCCGTGTGCGGGCTTTTTTTCGTCTGTGCGAAGCAGGGCAAATATATACGCGCTCTGCTTGACATTTCTATTCATTCGCGTATAGTTCGATCCATACCGCAGCATCACTCCCGCCGAAGGATTGGCGCGCTGAAACGGGAGCAAAGGACTAGCAATCCGGTGATGAGCAGGCGAACAGTCGGCCAAGGTCGCAAGTAGCCAGCAAGCGGAAGAGCAGCACGGAAGTTGTGGTGGCATAACCCCAGCTACAGGTGGGGAACAGCGGCAGGGATGGCGCGGAAACTCCTAGATGTTCCTTGTCCGTGTGACATCCCCGCAGGCCAGCGTTAGGGCCAGGAATGCGATAGCAGACCGCGCGAGTAGTCGTCTGCTCAGAAGTAGAGCGAAGCACTGAACGCTAGACAGTGCCCGGTTAGCCGAACGAGAGAAAAGCGGCGAAGGATCGGCAACCGTAAAGAGCCGCGAAGCCTTGGCCTGGTGGATACCGGGAGCATCGAGAAAGGCCGGTAGCGGCGCCGAAAGAGCCGCACCACGAACTCAGGAGAACGACATGTATAGCACTCCCTGCGCAGTATCCATCGACCTGGCACGCCATGAACGAATGATCGACGAGCGCGACCGACGCGAAGCAGCTCTTGAAGAGGCGCGTGAGGAGTTCATCGCCAACCGAATCACCGAGTTGATCGAAACTGACGAATTCGGTCTGCTGGTCGAGTGCGACCAGAAAGCGGCTGATGCGATCCGCAAGCTGTGCCGCGCCTCGACCAGCATGGAGCTGAACGAAGCCCAAGCCGAAATCAACGACCTGATCCGCAGCATGGCGAATGTCGTTGCGGAGTGCGACTGGAAGCGCGAAGAACCGCGCGTGTTCTTTCAGCTCCAAGAGGACGCGTGATGAACAACAACACCACGCTCTGCGCCGTCATTCTCTTTATTTGTCTGTGCATCGTCGGCGCACTTGAAAAGCAGGATGTCGAACTGTCGCAACAGATGGCTGCGGAGCGCCAACCGGTTCGGATGGCAAAACGATGAACACCATCACCAGTCCCGGCATGAAGCGGATTCTCGCCGCACTGCTCGGCAAGCAGCTACCACAGGAAAGGAACGCAGTATGAGCAACGAAGTCGCAGTTTTCAAGGCAGCGGCGCTTCCATCGCTTGCGATGGATGAGCGCGAGCTGATGGGCGTATTGAAAAACTCGCTTTACCCTGGTGCCCGCGACGAGAGTATCAAACTCGTCATCGGTTACTGCAAGGCATCCGGGCTCGATCCAATGCAGAAGCCGGTGCACATCGTGCCGATGTCCGTCAGCACCGGAAAGAAGGACGGCAACGGATGGGACATCAAGGAAATGCGCGATGTCGTCATGCCGGGGATCGGCCTCTACCGCACCCAGGCCGCGCGCTCCGGCGAGTATGCCGGCGTCAGCGAGCCGGAATTCGGAGACGACATCACCGAGACGATTGGCGAAACCACGATCACCTATCCGAAGTGGTGCAAGGTCGTCATCAAGCGCCAGATGCGCAACGGAACGATTGTCGAATTCGCCGCGAAGGAACTCTGGAAAGAGAACTACGCGACCAAGAGCGCCAAGAGCGCCGAGCCGAATGCCATGTGGAAGCGTCGCCCCTATGCCCAGCTCGCCAAGTGTGCAGAAGCCCAGGCACTGCGCAAGGCATTTCCGGAATTCGGGGCACAGCCGACCGCCGATGAAATGGAAGGCAAGAGCTTCGACGGCGAAACGATCGACGGCGCAACCGGCGAAGTCGTCCAGCGCCAGCAACTCGCGCGCCCCGCGCTCGAAGAATGCAGCGCAGAGAAGTTCGAGCAGAACGGCGCGGCCTGGCGTGATCTGGTTGTTACCGGGAAGAAGACCGCCGCCGACCTGATCGCCTTCCTCGAAACAAAGATGATCCTTACCGAAGAACAGAAGCTCACGATTGATGCGTGGGGCCACGAGAACTGAGCGCGTATTTTTCAGGAGCAACGCATGAAACAGACACATTCGTTTTTACAGGGATCGCCAGAATGGGCGACTCACCGAAGCAAGTATTTCAACGCCAGCGATGCATCTGCTGCGATGGGTATTTCTCGTTATAAATCTCGCGGAAAGCTGATTCAAGAGATTGCTACCGGGATCACCGTTGAATACGACGATGCCACGCTTGCGCGTTTTTCAAAAGGGCATGAATTCGAGGCTATCGCTCGTCCGTGGGCCGAGGAAATTATCGGCACAGACCTTTACCCTATCGTAATGTCTAACGAGATTGATGGTCTTTCATTGTCGGCGTCGTTCGATGGTATCGACATGGCCGAGGAAGTGACATGGGAGCACAAGACCGGAAACAAGAGTCTTCTGGCTTCGCTAGAAGCCGGCGAGATACCTTATGAATACAAACCTCAGATCGAGCAGGGTTTGCTTATCTCTGGAGCGAAACGCTGCTTATTCATGGCATCGAGCGGCGAGAAGGAAACGATGCGATTCGTCTGGTATGAATCTGACCCGAATGTTCGCGCCGCGCTGATTGCCGCATGGCATCAGTTCCACCGCGACCTTTCCGAGTACGTCCCGCAAGAAGCGGATCCGGAAGTCATTGCCGCGCCGGTTGCTGGGTTTGGCGCACTCGTCATGCAGGTCGAAGGCCGCGTTGTGGCTTGCAACCTTGACGCTTTTCAGGCCGGCGCACAAGCGTTTCTTGACCGCCTTCCGAAAGCCGATGAACTGCAATCCGATCAGGACTTCGCCAATGCCGAATCCGCCGTCAAGGCATGTGCAGAAGCTGAAGACCGCATCAAATCCGCGCTCGATGCCGCGATGGCCCAGGCTGCCAGCATCGACGAGGTATTCCGCGCTGCGAGGCACATTTCCGAGTTGATCCGATCCGCCAGGCTCTCGCTGGATAAGAGCGTCAAGAGCCGCAAAGAGTCAATCCGCATGGAGATCATGCAGGACGCACAGGCAAGGCTGGCCGAACACGTCAAGAACCTGAACGAGCGCATCGGCTGGTACAACGGCTGCCCGATCATCTCTCCGGCGGCGGCCGACTTCGCCTCGGCCATCAAGGGCAAGAAGACCGTCGCCAGTCTGCGCGATGCCTGCGATACCGAACTGGCC